CCTTGTTGCCGTTCAGGTCCATAACAACGAGCATAGCGGGCGTCAATTCGTCATATTCCACGCCGGACGGCTTGATGACAAACAACCCCTTTTCGCGGTCAATGCCCGAAACATTGCCCCAGGTGTAAGTCACAAGCCCGCGGCGGGGCAGCTGCATATTGGCCTCGTAGACCTGCTGCTTGAGTTCTTCCAGCATAGTGTACCCTTTCTGTGCCCGGCCCTGCCGGATTTTAGGGCAATACCGCATAATTCTAAGTGCCGATACGGCGAGCGAGGTGCGGCAGCTGCTAAGCCAAAAGCGCAGATAATACTTTGTGTATTATCGAGCATTTTGGCAACGCAGATGCCGTGCCGCAGCCGCCGGAGCGGCGCTTAAGCCGTAAGGCGGGAATTATGCGGTGTTGCCTTAGATGTTACCTTTATTATAGCAGGCACTGCGGCAACTTTCCAGACCTGTTTTGGAAAAAACAAAACAATGAAAATATTAGTATTAAATGCGAAAGAGGTTTTAAACCTTTTTCGCATTATTTTTTTACCGAAAGCGAGGTGCAGTAGTGCGCGAATATAGGTATCTCACCCACGATGACCGCCTACTTATTGAAAAGCTATATGCGCGCGGCATTGCGCCGTCTGACATTGCATCCGTCGTCGGCGTTTCGCTGGCGACCATCTACCGAGAACTGCCGCGCGGATATACCGACGAACGGTTCCCCGGCGGGCGTAAAGTCTACAGCGCCGCCAAGGCACAGCAGACTGTAGATCAGAACATCAAGCGCCGTGGCCGTTCCCCGGCGGATACAAAGAAAGGGACAGAATGAATAAAGACTTCGAAATTGCCGTCACGTTGAACACTGACGAAGCCAACGAAAAATTAGAACAGCTTACCGCCAAGGCGCAGGGCCTTGCCGATTTGTTCACCAGCATAGCCGAACAGGCAGACCGCGCCGCAAAGATTATGCCGCCGTCAGCCGTTGAAGCTGTCACCGCCATCCGCCACGGATGCCCGCCGACTAAAAACTTCATGCGCAGTATTTCGGAAATGCTGCGCATCAGTATGCCGGAATTTGAGAAGTTGGAATATTCTGTTTCGGAAGGTTATAACTGCACGGCTGGCGGCGGCAGTTGGATGGTGCTGCACTATAAGAACGGCTTTTCGTCCCATAAAATTCAGATTTCTGGTTGCACACGAATCTGCATTCTTTCGCAGGCCGTCACAAATGCGGACATGCTGCGGAACGACATAGGCTATAAGCGGTGTGAAGAAATGTGTCATCAATAACAACTCTATGCGCGTTTGGCGGTATCGGCGCAGAACTGACCGCTACCAGCAGTCGGACGCATCTTGCAGAAAGGGGTACGAACGACTGAACGGGCACTGCGCGGGCCGCTGATCTGCCGCGCAGAGGTGCCGGACACCTAAGTGGGATTTTCCCACATCCCCCGGCGGGCAAACCTGTTCGCGCCTGCCGGGTACATGTGCGGGTGCTGGCGCAGATTTCACAGCATCGGTCAGTTCGATTCTGACAGCCCGCTGCCCCTTTTTCTCTCCATACTTTTCCTTAGCTGACAGCCGGGAAAGACCGGCATTATATGAACTGCCAAACGCCGCATGAAGCAAAGGCAGGAAGAAAAACCAAACAGGAGGATTGAAAGATGGACACTACCACCAAAACCCCGAAAGCCTGCATCGGCGATATGTTCCCCAGCGTGTTTCCCGGAATGCCGATGTTCGCCTATGTTCCCAACCCATACGACTGCGGACGGCCCGCCAAGGTCTACCCCGGTGACAATACCTACTATTGCGTGAAAGGTGCGCCGCTCTGCGCAGTGGATGCAGAGGATGCCGCACTACTGGCAATTCGTCACACGGTATGCCGCACCATGAATCAGTGTTACGGCACGGCCACGCCTGCGCAGGCCGCTGCGGTTGAAGCTGGCATCAAGTACGGATGGACTGACCACCGTGCGAATCCTGCACTGTACGATGCTGACGGTAAGTAAGGGCTACATTCCGCCTTACGGGCTGGAAACCCTACGCAATTATTATGACCCATATGTTGCTTTGGGAGATGGCGACCCGTCCATCAAGCACATTGTCGAAACGTGCGAAAGTCTCCCCGTGCATAGCGGAGAAACGGAGGTAAACACATGAAAAAGAAGTATTTGCGCGCTCTTGCAAAAGCTGCTGCCGTTCGCGCGATCAAGACCGTTGCACAGACGGCCATTGCGACCATCGGCAGCGCTGCCGTTCTGGGGGCTGTTGACTGGCGTATCGTTGTCAGTGCATCCGCCCTTGCTGGCCTGCTGTCTCTGCTGACAAGCATTGCGGGATTGCCCGAAGTGCCCGACAGTGACGGCGACGGCATCCCCGATGATGTAGACAACGACTAAAACAGGACACGGCAGACCGCCCGCATGGGTTGTCTGCCGTGTTCTGTTTATTCTGCTGTATCCTGCGGCGCTGGGTCTGGAACATATTCCATGAGATCGCCCGGCTGGCAGTTCAGCAAGGCACACAGCTTGTTTATTGAGCGATAATCAAGTCCACCGCCTTTGCCGAGTTTGTCCAGAACGGACGGACTGATTCCGTTTTTTCGCAACCAGTATTTGTTGTGGCCCTGCTTTGATAATTGCTTATACAGCCCTTCATAAGTTATCATATAAACACCTCGCTATAAAGTGGCCTTTTTCAGTATCCCTATTATAGCACAGGAAAGCGTACTAAAGCAAGTACAAGAACACACAAGAATATGCACTAGAGTTAGTGCATATTGCATATTGCAATATTACACTAAATATAGTACAATATAAACATAGCAAGGGGCGGTACAAACAGAAAGGAACCGCCAAATGAAAAGTAAAGAGTTTGAAAAGTTAAGCCCGAAATCAAAACAGCAATACTTCAACCTTTACATCGCATGGATGCAGTTAAAAAACAAAAAGGCCAGATGGAGACCCCTTCAAAAGTAACCATCTAACCTTTAACCGCTAAGAGACTACAACCGCCCCTTGCTTATTTTTTATTATAATCGGTTTGGCGGGAAAAATCAAGGCCGTGGGAGGGCCTGTGCTATGAAAAATCCTATATTTCTTGATGGGTACACTGTAGCCGAATGGCTGGCGGATGCCTGCGCACATGAATGCGCACGTGGCTTTTGTGGCCGTCCTGCAATGTCAGTCCGCCAGCTTGAATTTTTGCTTGCTCTTGCACAAGGCGCTGAAAACTGTTGATATACTGCCCCGATGGGCACATACGGGAGGCTTGAACCATGGCACGCGCGTATAAACATCTGACCTACACTGATCGTCTGCGTATCGAAAAATGGCTGAAAGACGGCTATACCTACCGTCAGATTGCGGACAAACTGCGCGTGCATATCAGCACCATCTACCGCGAAATCAAAAAGGGCGAGTACCAGCGTTTAGACTACAGGACATACGAATATAAGACCGCATACAGCCCCGACATTGCCGAAAAGTACTATCAAGACAATCTTCGCGCCAAGGGTGCAGAATTGAAAATCGGTAAAGATCACGAGCTTGCCGCCTACATAGAAAATACGATCTTGACTAAGAAATGTTCGCCCGCTGCCGCGCTGGCCTGCGCCGCGCTGGAAGGACGCACGTTTAAAACATCCGTATGCGCCGAAACGATTTACAGCTACATTGAAAAAGGCGTGTTTTTGAATCTGACAAACGAGGATTTGCCAGAAAAAGCCCGCCGTGGCAAAAAGCATCACAGGGTACGCAAGGCATCCCGCCCGCCTGTTGGCGAGATCATCGACAACCGCCCCGAAAGTATCGACACCCGCGACGAGTTCGGACACTGGGAAATGGACACCGTCTATTCATCAAAAAACAGCACGCGCCGCTGCCTGCTTGTGCTGACCGAGCGTAAGACACGCAAGGAAATTATAGTCTTGATGCAGGACAGGACAGCAAAAAGCACCGTCCGGGCCTTGAATCGGCTTGAACGGCGCTTCGGTGCGGCTTTCCGCGAAATCTTTAAATCTATCACCGTAGACAACGGCGTTGAATTTTCTGACCTTGAAGGAATGCTAAAATCAATCGCCTGCAAGGGCAATCGCACGCATATTTACTATTGCCATCCGTACAGCAGTTGGGAACGCGGGTCAAATGAAAATCTTAACCGCATGATTCGCCGCCAGTTTCCGAAAGGGACGAACTTTGCCAAAGTAACATCCTACACCGTCCGACAAGTAGAATCATGGATGAACAGCTTCCCCCGCAAAATCCTAGGCTACAAAACCGCCGACATGGCTTTCAAAGAATGCCTTTCCGCTATGCAACAAAATTAAATTTCATCTTTTTTGCGTAAACCTATTGACTCCGCGGGATTTGGCAACACAGGAGGAGAGCCTTTGCCTTCCCCCTCGGGGGAAGCCGCTCCACCCGGGCTGTTCGTTCCACCGCACACGTCCGCGGCGGCCTGGGGCAGGCCGCCCTACAATCCCTCTTAAACGTTGTACGTAGGGCGGGGTGCCCTCACCCCGCCGCAGTCAGCGTCAGCAGCCGCCCCCGGTCTGCCCCACAAACTTCTTCACCATCCCCAGCTCCTCCGGGAAGATGCAGTTGGGGATCGTGCC